CCCCCAGTTAATATAGAATACACAGATCACGGAAACGTTTTCGGAACTGGATCGTGGTTTACATTTTACTGCGGTAACTGCAAGTGGCAGGTTTGTGGAGATGACAAGAAGTGTACCCGTTGCGGGGCCGTCTTGCAGCACAAGGAGAATTAAATGCCGCCCATGCCAAAACAAACCAGAGAAGTTGACAAGGCATATCTCAAATACATTCGGTCCCAACCCTGCATAATAAACAACAGCGAGTGTTACGGGGAAATAGTATATCACCATACGATTTCGGTAGGAGCTGGGGGGCCTGATCATCTATCAATCCCGGTTTGTGTTGCACACCATATCCCAGGGGTTCACGCTCTTGGAAAAGAAACGTTTCAAAAGAAATATAATGTTGAATTTGATAAGGAAATTATAAGACTGTTAATAGGTTACATCAAAGGAGCATAGATAATGAATCGAACATATAAAGCCCTATTAAAAAAACTACATGAGAAATATCCCGGGAAGCACATATATATTTCGGCAGGATACAATTATTATGAGCATTCCCAAGAATACAAAACCATATACATGGTTTATGTAGAAGAGGGTTGCTGTAATTATTTTCCAAGGCTATCAGAGGCAAAACTATATATCGAAGATTTATGTAAAAAGGAGGTTTGAAATGAGCGACTTAATATCAGTTAATGAAAATCCGGTTTCACTATTCCAAAAAGACAAACTTGAGCCGTTTTTGGCGAAAGTAAAAAAGGCTGTTGATGATTTTAAAAAAGCATCTGAAGTTGAAACGACAAAAGGGCGAAAAGCTGTAGCTTCGTTTGCGTATAAAATCGCCCAAACAAGCGTTCTTATTGACAAAGCGGGGAAAAAACTAAATGAAGAAAAACGAGCGGCAATCAATTTGGTTGACAAAGACCGAAGGCGGTCAAAGACCTTTTTAAAAGGAGAACAAGATAGGGCCAGGGGGTCCCTTACAGAATGGGAAGAAGCTGAAAAAAGGCTCATCGAAGAAGAGGCGCTCCGGATGGAGTTTGAGGCTGACCACACAGAAGCCCTTGCCGAAGATGATTTGTTCAACAGGCAAAGAGAGGTTGAACGAAAAGAAGTTGAACTTGCAAAGATGCTGGAAGAAAGGCGAATTGAAGAAGCAGCTGCCCGGATTGAAAAAGAAAAGTTTGAACGTGAAGAACTGCTCAAAAAAGAGGCGGCCACGCAAGCGAAGAAAGCCGCCGAAGAAAAAATGGACCAAGAGCGCCAGGAGTTTATCCGAAAAGAACAAGCTGCAAAAGATGCGGCTATCCAAGCTGCACGCGCAAAGATCGTTGCCGAAGAAAGAGCGAAAGCACAAAAAGCGCAAGCTGTTCGTGATGCACTGTTGAAGGCCGAAGCTGAAGCTAAGACTGAAAAAGAAAAGGCGGAGCGCAAGGCGGCAGAAGCTAAGGCTAAAGCGGATAGAAAAGCTGCACACCACAAACACCGGAAGAAGGTCGAAAGTGAAGCAATCCAAGGGTTTATAAATGCTGTGAATTGCGCAAAGACCGACGCTGAAAACCTTGTGATCGCCATTAAAAACAATAAAATCAAGAACGTTACACTACTCTATTAAGGAGATGCTGCCATGAAGGACACCACCACAGACGACACAAAAGACTTGGAAAAATATGAGGCAAGGCGACCTGCAATAGCACCACAATCCGAAACGGCGTTAACGCAACAAGAATCATTTTTGTCAGCCATTGAAAGGCTCTCTTCAAACCCAAGCGTTGATGTTGAAAAAATAAAGCAGATGGTCGAAATACAAGAACACCTGTTAGACAGAACGGCAGAACAGGCTTTTAATGCCGCCATGATGCGAGCGCAAAATAAAATAGAACTTGTTGTGGCAAAAGAATATAACGAACAGACACATAGCAATTATGCCGACCTGAAGGCAGTTCTAATACAATCAAAACCCATTTATACCACAGAAGGATTTTCTTTAATGTTTTATGAAGGAGAAACAGAAAAAGAAGGCCACAAACGGGTTTGCGTGGATATTATGCACGAACAAGGATGCACAAAAAAACGTTATGGTGACTTTGCAATTCAGACAACAGGAATTGCCGGAAAAGCCATGATGACCCAAATACACGGTGAAGGTTCTGCCTTTTCGTATGGCAGGCGATATTTAACCTGTATGATATTCAACATCCCAACCGGTGATGACGATGATGGAAATACAGCGGGAAAACCACCAGATCCTATTTCAGCCGCCAGAATAAAAGAAATCAACAACCTGATAAAATCAACCGGAGCCGATAAAACCAAATTTATGATATGGATGAAAAATATGCACGGTACGGCCAAGGTTGAAGAGCTTACAAAAGATAGTGCAAATCAGGTTTTGGCAACCCTGAAAGAAAAGCAAAAGGAAAAAGGTTCAAACAATGGAAATACAAGCAATTAAAAATATAGAGAATGCCGTCATTGAAGCCCGCAGATTTATAATAAAGGCAACCGTTTGGAAGAGAAGGCTTTGTCATGACAAAGTGGCATATTTGTCAGGAAGTAAAGAGGGTGGAGCCGCGAAAAGGGCAAGTATGGACTTAACCCGAAGTTTAGTAAAGTTGAGGAGTCCATGGAAATAATACGGGGGATAGACCAAAATACGGATGAGTGGATGTCGTTACGCTTGGCAAGTGTGGGTTCAACAGCAATTAATAAAATAGCTCCACAGGCCGATGCGTATAAAAATCTTGTTTACACTTTTGCTGGAGAGTACCTTTCCAAAACCAAAGCAGAATCAACAAGCTTTCGCTATGCAAGCAGGGGGCATGAATTTGAGCCAATAGCCAGAGAAGAATATAAAATAATCAAAGATGTTGATGTTGAGTTAATTACAATGGTTAAGGGCGACAAACCACACCAGCACACATCAACTGATGGCATCATAGGAACTGACGGTATCTTGGAAGTTAAAACCAGGACACCCGCAGAATGGCTTAAATTAGCTGAAGGAAAGATGCACCCAATAGCAGATAGACGACAATATTGGTGGGATCTGTATATTTGCCACGACAGAAAATGGGTAGATTACTGTAATTATTGCCCTGAATTACACCAAGCAGGCAGAGATTACATCCTTATAGACAGAATCACAAGAGATTACAAAATGATAAGCGAGCTAAAGCACGTCGCTGATAAGTTTATAAACGAAATGCTTGCGCTCGCAAACAAATATCGGTAATATAGTGATAGGTGGAAATGGTTTCTGCCTATTCCACTGTTATATTTCTAAGGAGGTGTGCAATGGGATGGTGTTCAGCAACAGATATTTTTGATTCGGTCGTTGGAGCGTTACTTGAAGATGATAAGGTTGACAAGGAAACAACCATTAAAGAGCTTATTAATGCTTTAGAAGATGGTGATTGGGATTGTCAGCAAGATAGCGTTTATTGGAATGAGCCTTTGGTTCAGAAGTGTTTTAAACTAACAAGCCCAGAGTTGTTTGACGAAGACGAAATATAACCAGTCGTTGCGCATGAGCACAAAACGCCGTGCCATGTGAACTATATCGTTATATTTCTTGAGGTAAAAAGATGATTATTAATTTAAACGTAAAAATTAAAGGTGGCCCACGAACTCCGGTTGAAGTTAATGTATATGGAACTTCTGTAAACATAAAAACATTAAAATTCGCAAACAAGGAAACCGTATCCGAGGACGCAATAGCTATATGGATAGAGCATTATTTATCCGAAATGTTAAATAACGTACAGTCTAAAAACCATGGCGAAATATAACCAGCCGCTTAACTCTGAGCGGGCAAAGCCGGGCTGCGTTCGGAAAGCTCGAAACAACTCAAAACCGTGAGCGCCGCCAGGTTAGCTCATCGTTATTTTACTATGGATAAATACAAATATATCTGGTTTTGGAAAGTGAAATTACCAGAAAGAAAAGGAGATCCTTGCTGTATTTTAGCAAGGGGTAAAATGAACTCTATTCTAATTAAATTTACTGATGGCTACAAAGTTATTACAAGCCGGTACGCTGTCCGTAAAATAACAAGTAAATGAACCGTGACGTGAAGGGTCGGGCTGTTGGCAAGGTCTGATAATTGCCAGGGGATGATATGTTGGGTGTGATATTTTAAGGGGTGTGCAAACCCTTCACGCAGGTTATTAAATCGTTGGGAGGCTACTCAACATGAAAGATATTTTCAAAGACAGAGAAGCAATAATGAAACAATGGGATCTGTGGCGAAAGTATATTGCCGAAGGCGGTGGGGGATCGTGGCCGAGGGATGCTTTTGAATCTTTGCTGGATTATTATGATGAAAAGTTAAACTCCTCCCACTCTGAATCAAGCTAAATTAATTTCCTTATTGTTCTTATCTTTCGCATAAACACGACCGCCAGCGTGTTTAACGGCAAGATAATATATCTTTATTCGATGTAGGCGTAAGCTTTTTAGCCACTGCCACTTAGTACAAAACAAAACAATGCGTTGCATGTTAACATAAAACCGTTCATCCGCTACAGCCCTTTCTGTGCCAATGCTGTAATCAAAATCGTGAATTCTGCAAGCACGCTTTATGCTTAACCCCCACACTGTGTCGGGGATTAACCTATCTCCCAACCAACCAGGCCCGCAACCCCCTGCTACAGAATCTATCTCTTCTTTTGTTGCATTCCAGAAAGATTCATCGGCATAGAGGGGGACGGGTCTGCCTTCGTATTTAATTCTTAACTTCATCTTTATTTAGCGTTTCGAACCGGCTTTTTCAACCTTATGGGCTACACCCCATGTTGCAAAAGCGACGGAACATACTGAAAGCCCTTGATAAATTTTTTCCGGATCAACGGTCTCTCCAACAAACCCAGCAACGGCCATCGCGATCCCACCACAAAACATACCAATGCAACCAACTTTCGTTTTCCAACCTTTCATACTCATCTTATCCTCCTTTTTTTTATGAAAAGCCTTGGTATCATTGCCGCCCACGACAATAAACCTTTATACTTTTCGAACTTCTTGTTTTTGGCAAAGATTTCATCGATTATTTTCCCTGCCAGCATTACGGCTAAGGTTGTTGCCCACGGTTCCATTTTTCTCTTCCTATTTGTTGGTAGCGTCTGAATACGCTTGTATCAACGCCCTAACGTTGGTAACGTATGCCGGTCTTTCGTCTGGCAAGATCCCGCTTGCGTCAATTTTTATACCAAAAAGGTTAATGCCTGATTTAATTAATAAAATTAAAGCTGCGTCGTCCGGCCTCGTTTTCATTGCGTATTCGTAGGCGGTTTGGAGTACATTTGCGTTAAGTAGCTGTTCGTCGCTCATTAGCAATACACCGTCAATCCAAGGTTTAGCCGTAACGACGAATTCCGGGTCTGTGGTTTTGAGAAATGTTCCCAGGTCGCTGCCGAATGTTTCATAGTTGCTTTTCTCAAGAGATGGATTCACCTGAATAAACTTGCATCCTGTCAATGCAAACAGGAACACCATAGCTAATACTGCAAAAAACATTGTGTTGCCTTTTTTCCTATACATTTTTTTACCTCCTTGGTTTAATTACCTCTTCATAATGCCACAAATCTTGAAAATCCTGGTCGGTAATTGGTTCCCCGTTTTGATTCCAATTTCCACCCCAACGGATAGGAATGCCAAGTTTTTCACCACAAGCCTGCACAACCCCTGCCAAAAAAATACAATGATACCAATTATCTGATGCTTTTCCATTTACATAAGGGGCAGCATCGACAGCGTGAGCAAGATCGTTCGGGTTTAATACGTTATGTTTACTGTTGGGCCACAGAACTCTTGATCTGTCTATTTTAAACAATCTGTTTTGTCGTGCCTTAGCTCTTCTACTTTCAATAGCCGCAATATCTATTAATCCCATTGCAAGAGCTTCATCGAAAACTAATTGAAGATTAAAAGATGCCGTAATTAAAACTCCTGAAGATGTTCTTCCGTAAGAATATTTCATGACAATATCCTTATAGCACCAAAAACAAGAGATGTCAAGGCTATTCCTATTCCTGCGCTTTTCCACATCCACGCTATCGCTCTTCTGTTCAGTTCCGTTTGGGTCTTAATTCCCACATTGCCATTACCCTCAAGAATTAAAAACAGTTTTTCAAAGCCTTTCTCTTGTCTTTTTGCAAGAGTTTCAACGGTTTCCGTTAATACAGCCACCTCGGTGCTTATATCAGTCATTGTATGCTCCTTAGAAAAATTCCCAGAACCAGCCAAACAGACTATTCAGGAACCCGCCCTCTACTGGTGCTGGAGCGTCTTCAAGAAAACCATAGCTTATATATAAATTAGCAATATTTGCAGCGCCTGTTGCGCTATCGTAGGTTTCTGTATAAACGCCCAATGTGGCTATAGCGGTTATATCAAGACCGTTGTACAGCGACACTTTTCCTTTCCTTTCTTAACAAACCCCTATATTTCCAGTATTTTATTGAAAACAATCTAACAAACCACGGAATGGCTCTAAAGGTTGTATCCAACATAAAACGTTTCATTTCAACCGCTCTACCCTCTGCCAGCTTCTTATAGGTTGCAGCGAGCAGAGTCTTCTGGTTAAGCACATCGGCTGCTTGTCTAATGTTCTGGTCAAGCTCGTTTCCTGCTGAACCGAAAGTTCCGTCACCCTTAAAATGGCCTTCCTTCATTATTCGCATAAAAGTTAACAGGATTGCTCCGCCGGCTACTTCAACAGAATATTTTTTGCGATTAACCAACCAGTCAACAATCATACCCATCGTCCTTGCGATAGGTTTATCTTTCGATCCGCCTTCACGATATGGTTCCATGAGCTTTTCAAAATCAAACTCATTAATTTTGTCTAAAATTTCTTGATCTGTTAATTTCTCTTTCATTCAAGAACCCTCCTCAATAAATGCATTACTAAAGGTATAATGTTAAAGCTTATATTTGGAGCATCTTCAAACAAGCCAAAGGAAGCATAAAGATTAGCTATAGCGCCTGGATCTGATGCACTTGTATATGTTTCTGTGTATACTCCGTGTGAAACAATCGCTATTAAATCCAAGCCGTTATAAAGACTCATGGTTTATACCCAGCTAAACGCTGTTCGAGTTGTTAAGGTACTATTATCTGTGATTGTCTGGCTACCAATATCAGCATCATCAGCCTCGTTTCGCAAAGCAACCGCTCCTGTAGAATTTGTAATAATTTCCTTGTTTTGCATAAACCTATAAAGCCTTGCAAGAATAGTCTCAAATGAATGCGTCTGTCCGGTAATAGCTTCTGTTGCGTCCCATATAGCATTGTTTCCGGCTGTTGAAAGCGCATAACCTGTCTTATCGCTGACGGTTGTTACAGAGCCAACAGACCCGCTTAAATTACCCGTAATATTCCCTGTAATATCCATTGTTTGGTTGGGTAGATTAATATTCGTTAAACCAGCCCCGGCAGCGCCTATTTCTGCGGTATCGGTAAGGATAGAATCTAAAATAGTGTCAAGTCTTCCAGTATTTGTCCAATCCCCCTGAAGCTCATTCGTATCTGCTACGATTAAAGCAGTTTCAGCCTTCATTGCTATAATATCAGCCGCTATGTCTGCTCCGGCTGCATTCGTTATGACTGCCGCTTGGATTGCGTCTAATTCTGCTTGTAAGGTAGTTCCCGTGTCTGTGAGAATAGAGTCAAGAATGGTGTCTAATCTTCCTGCGTTTGTCCAATCTCCTTGCAATTCATTAGTATCAGCAAGAATAGCAGTAATATTAGAAAGCATAGTATCAAAATCCTGAGCGCCAGCATCGCTTACTACAACACCACCAGCAGCATCCGCAGCAGCAGCAGGTAACGCTGTGCCTGTAAGCCCTCTTGTGACAGAGTAATTAGAACAAGCACTTTCAAGGTTATTTGCTTCTGTCTCTTGAGCATCGGCTCTCCCTACAGTTTTAATATTCACATCCATAAAACCGACATCTTTAGCGGCATAAAGAGAATCCCAAGCAGCTTCTGAAAGAATATTAAATTCACCTTTGACATGTAAAGCCCCAGATTCATGCACTGCGATAACAAGATTTCCTTCTGTGTTAGTGTCTGTTGTATCAAGCTCACAGTTATAATAGCCAATAGAATCATGAGCTGCTGCGGTAATATCACTCTTTTGTGTTAACGCCTGACCATTTTTAGAAAGAAGGATGTCAGCTTGTGAAAGTGTTAATGCCGTTTCATCTGTATTTCCATCTGTGCTATCCACAAAAGGCCCAATTAAAACGTCAGCTGCTGTGTTTGCTCTTAGGTCTAAAGCCATAATTAAACTCCTATATTCTTAGTTAAATGATGCATTGCTACTGGTATTGATAATCCACCTGCTGCCATAAGCCCAGCTTCAAAATCATCAAAAAACGCATTACCAGATGCTGTTGTATCGAAAACAAAGCCCTCGGATGTCTCTGTGTTATGATCTGATATGGTTTGGTCGCTCCCCTGCTGGACATCGTTACTAAATATTTTTATTGTGTTATCATTGCATTCAATTTTCACAACCGCATCTACTACACCCTGAAATGTTACAATAGAATCAGTGAGTGAGCCAGCTACATTCTTACATAAGCGAGCGCCTGCTCCACCAGAACCAGCCACATGGAAACCGACAAAGTTATCTAAATCAACCAAGCGGGAGCATAAATAAATTAATGCTCTAGGCTCAACACGAAGAGTCTTTATCTTAATATAATGATCCGCACTTCCCTGGTCAGTACATGTCCAAACTGAAGCCCCGGAACCTCCACCACCGGTGGTAGGCTCCAAGGCGTTAGTTTTAATAAGGGCTCTATAACCGCCATCAGTAACTAATGTCCATCCTGCCCTATCTTCAAGCAAATCATCATCATCGCCAGTAAAGTCATCTGTAAAAGTGCCGCTTGTTTTCGGTATGCCATCAAAAGCTAATTCACAATGATTTGGGTTTAATTTTTTAAGGATAGCATTAATTAGATCCTCATTTGTATTAACTCCTGATAGATCTTGTAACAAGAATTCGTTGTTAGAAGAGTTTACAATTTTGTTAATTGTTGATGGAGAAACTTTCTTTGTAAGATCAACTCTTATATCATCAATATCAATATACTCTATTGTGGTGGTGTGAATTATCTTATCAATTTCCTGAAAATCAGCATCTTCACCACTGACTAAAACTAAACAAGTATTTGTTTTTATAGAATGGTGAGTTGATATCCAAAATTCTGAGCATAAAGATACATAACCGTCCAGACTGTCCACAATAGGATGGATATCGTTAATATATTTAGTTAAATAAGCTTCAATTTTCGCCATATTAGTTATACAAATCAACTTAAAATTCGTTTAAAAAACTATGGTGTTTTCACAACGGCAATAATTTCAAGTATTGTTGTTGGTACTGGAGGTGTGCTATCTAAGGTTGCCGATACTTCATTACTCCTTGTTGCCTCATTATCACTAGTATCGTAAGGAACAACTATCCAATACCATGTTCCATCTTCTATATTGTTCATCGTTAAAGCTTCTCTGTCAAATTCTAAATCCGGTATTAGGTTGTGGTCGTATATTTCATTATTTGGTAGGACTATTGCCACAGGAATATCCACTCCAATAACTTGACTACCTGGCGTAGCAGAGCGGTATAATTTATATCCAGCAAGATCTGCTTCCATACTTTTGGCCCATTTGAAAGTTACTGAATTATCCCCAAAAGCTACCCCTGCCAACATTACAAAACTTATCAGTGCTATTAAAAGTCTTTTCATCGGTCATTCTCCTTATTTTTTACATAGTTTATACTCTATTCTGTATTTTGTCGTTCCATTTCGATGTATTCTTGTATTTCTGACGCCCTTTCGTACAATTTAGCCCTTGCTTTGTCCTTTGCCTCATTAAAATATGACTGGATTCTTTGAATCTTTCGGTCATCACTCAACTTCTTGTAGCTTCTATCGTGTTTAATGAGACGGTTCAAAGCTTCTTTCAGGTTTTTACCCCCGTGAACCTCAACCTTGTTCATTAAAATTATATAATCATCGTATTCTTGCGGTGTTAATTTAACCGAAATGCCTCTAATTTGCTGTGTTTTGTTTGGCATTGATAACGGAGCTTTCAGTTCAAAGAGTTCTTTGTCAACCACGGATTCTACTTTTTTACTTGTGTAAATCGGTGAAATAATATCCGGCCCCAACCCGCCCCCTAAGATAATCGGTTCTGCCCAAAGATTACGCCTTACAGGCAATGTTTCTGAATATCCTGGGATTCTTGACTTAATCTGATCCATATAGCTGTTAACGGCTTCCATTTCGGGGGACATCGCCCTTTCAATTTGAGCCACGCCTGTTGGAACGACTGTGCCGGCTAATCTTCTTGTCCACTGTTCACCGTATCTGTCGGAGTCGTTTAGAGCTTCTAAAGCATCCGACACACCCCGCAACCATGTCTTTGATGTTACATTCTTTGAAATGGAACCTACAATCATTGTAGCGAGGCTGTCTCGTTCTTCATCAGACAATTGGCCCATAATTTCGGTTGAATCCGCTGCTAAACCGAAAAGCATCCCTATAGGTTCGAGTCTACCATATGCATAATATGTATCGCCGACTTTAACTGAGTACGGTTGCCAACCCTGATTATATAAGTGCGCCTTTAGCTTTGGACTTGTCGGCCCTCCACCTGTGATTTGCCCACTTGCCGCTAATGTGGCTACTGTAGCCATGGTCATTGAACCCAAGGAAATACGAGCAAGAGCTAAGTCTCGCGCAGCGCCCCCGCCTGCTATATCTGTCCGAACAGATTTCATAAAGGGTGCGAGAGGTGTTCTTTCAAAGGCAAACTTTACGATATTGGTAGGTGTTCTTATAAAAGGGACAACCACTCTTAAAGCTGCTGAATCGGTTTTAGATAAAGCTTGCAGCAATTTGCTTTCAAGTGGCTTTGTAAACGTCTGATATCTTGATGCATCAACAGCCGCGGCATGCACATTCGGCGCTAAAGTCTCTGGATCTGATTTTATTTCCATGATTCTTTTAGCAAGGTTTGTGCCTTTCAACCCTTCATCCGTAGCCATACGATAAGCTTGTGCGTTTAATTCCATTCGATATCCGATAGCCTTAAATAGCTCATCTTCAGCCATTAACGCCCTGCCCGGTAATCGAACACCCGCACCCAAAAAGTCAACCGCCCTTGCCGACATTCCGCCAGCTTCTAAAGCGTTTGGAGCTAACTTTTTAATGACAGGCAATTGTTTTATGTTTTCGGCAGTTATAGAACGATAGCGTTTTAGCTCAATTTTAGATAGTGCATCAGACGGTTCGCCAGTCACCATTGTTTTTGTGAATAGTTTTATACCATCCTTAAATCCTTCAACCAATCCAAAAGCCTGCCTAATTGCTTCACCTTCTTTAATTGCTTGCGGACCGGGCATGATCCTTCCAATTGTACCAGCCAAAAGTCTCTCTGGTACTTGCCACATTGCCGTAAGCATGTTAGACATGGTATTCACTGCGTGAGTTTGTGGGCCTGATAAAAGACCGTTAATCCACGCCTCAAGGAACATATCTTTAGTGGTAGCCCTTTGAACATTTCTGGTAAAGTTCGTAACCTGCCCCACGTCCTCCATAGAACCGATTGCAGCAGCCATTTTTTCAGGCGATACCCCTTCTGGCATTGATTTTAAAACATCGCCTATCTGCTTAACCTTAAACGCTTCTGTTTTCGCAGGAATTCTAAAAGCCTGCAAAGCCCTTCCCGCTTCGGCTGTCATGCCTTGCACCTGTGCTTGAATAGCATAATGAAGGTTTAGCGCTTTTTGAAATTCAAACTTGTCAACGCCTGTGGCTTCAAGGGTTTGTATTTTCTTTGCTAAATTAGACAAGTTGTCGGCAGAGCTTGCAAGCAAAAACCTCGCTGCGGTTGCTTCCTCTGCGTTGAATGCCTGCCCCCTGCGTCTTTTTAAAAGCTTTCCAGGAGTCATACCGAGCATTTCGGCGGCTTCTACAGTTCTTTTGTTAGATCGATAGCCTCTTGTAGCCTCGCCTAATTCTTTCTTAAAGAGCTTTACTGTTTTGCCGTAAATCTTACCTAATTGCTCTGCGTTTTCAACCCTCGAAAGATTTAAATTGCCTGCAAATTCTCTAACTGCTCCCGCTTTTGATATCTTTTTTACAATGTCCGGTTGTGCTTTTAAAAAATCGCCTATTTCAATGGGTTTTTTTAGTTTGGGAACGCCGCTTTTAGCTGCAAGCTTCTCTATACCCTCGATTATTTTAGAGGTGGGTGTTTTAAGGGGTGTGGTCACTGTGCTTTTTTCTACTCTCGCTGCTTTAGATATAGGAACTTCGCCAAGCTCCTTGTTTATTTCTTTAATTATAGCAGCGTGCTTTTTCCTGCTATAAGCTTTGCCGAACTTAATCTCACCAGACTCGTTAGCTAATATACCCTTAATTTGTTTAACTTGGGTTTTCATAGCTTCTTTGGTGACTTCTTTCCCGGCTTTCTGTGCCAGCTTGAAAACTCCTCTTTCGATAGCACTTTCTAAAGTAACCCCTGATATTAAGCCCACCGTTAAAGCAAAAGGTAAAGCCAACATAGGCGCCTTAACTTCTAATGCTTCTGAAACTGCGCCTATAGGATAATCAGCCGCACCACCTACAATCCCAGAAGTCACAGCTCTACCTAGCGAAGGCATTAATTTCATTCCGGCCCTCATAGACATTTTAAACATTCCGCCCGCTCCACCAGCAAAAGCCATTATAGGATCAAGCACTGGCTCTTCAAGTTCGCCGAAGGATTCTTGTATTTCTTTTTCACCCTTACCTTTTGCACGAGCGCTCTCAATAAAAGTCCTTTTTCCCTTCTCGTATTCATCTTTCTCTTTTTTTATCTTTTCCTCGGCCATTGCTGTGTCAGCCTTAACCTTTCTTACCCACTCCACAAAAGGTGAATGATATTCTTCAGCAATCTGACGGGATAAAAGATATTGACTTTCTGTATTTAATTCATTATCTTCAGGCATATGAAATCCTCTGAGAAATTCGGGCTCCTTTTCAATCTTTTTTTAACATATCCATCACAACTATATCAAACTTTCAAACAATCCTTTGTAAAATATTACGAAAATGAAGGAATTAGCCTTAAAAATCACAGCAAGGTTGCAAACATTCTTGCTTTTTCTATTTATTACGGTGCTCGTTTGTTTTTATGGATAATGTTTTCCCTTTGCGGGTGCATAGTAATGAATTTAATCACCGATAAATTCAACCTTCATTTCCCTCCGTTCTTTTAACGCCTTTTCTTTCTTGCTGCTTCAAGGTCGGCATCCATTTCGATCATTGCTTGATTTTCTCGCAATACTTTCTGTAAATTTTCAATAGTCTGTATTTCCCGCTTATATTCTTCAATACCGATTAAGTTATCATGAAAAGCCATAGCTGTATCATATTTAGCTGTTTCTAAAGCATCAATATCGTCTTTAGAACCTTTTAAATATTTAGGTTTTGATAAGCCTTCAACCGATCTGTTCATTTCTGAAATATATTGCGAAACCACTTCTTTAGATGCTAAATCGTAATCAGCACCATTGCTTATTTTAGCCTTAAACAAGTCCATAGCATCAGCATATTTAACGTGTTTGTCTTCGCTCCACTTATCAGCTTCGCTTGGTTTTAGTGCCCTGGCTATGTAAGAAGATGCGGCTTTGTATTTTTCGTTATTATACTGTTTTAAGTACGCCGTGTATGTAGCACCTTTAATATGTCCGTTATGCAGTGCGAACTTTAATTGATCTTTAAAATCTTCAGTTCCTCTTAATATGTTTACTTCAAGGTCAGACTTGGTAAAAGGATTTTCAACCATTACGCCTTCGGCTTGTTGTTTTGTAAGGTGTTCATATGTGGCTGAATCTATCTTACGTTCCTTTAGTAACTGAAGCAAATTAACAGGGTTGTCTGAATAATAATCAATCGTTGCTGTTTCGTTTCCTTCTTCGAGTCTTAAATCCGCAAGCCTTCTTACTTCGTTTGTCCGCCTGTTGCGTTCTGACATCAATCCACTCAACCGGCTATCTAACTGATTTGCAATATCATAATCGATATTAAGATTGTCCCATTTAGAGGGATTGTTCACAAGGCCCATAGACTTTTCGTAATTATCACCATTGTCGCCCATAAGCTTAATAAGAGCCGCACCTAACCTGCTGTCAGATACCTTGCCTTGGATCATTTTTTTTAGACTAAAATAGGCTTCTCCAAGCTGTTTCTTATAGGTTTTAAGATATTTTCCGGCTAGAGCAGGATCGCGATCCGCCATTTCTTGTAACATTACAGATCGCATAGCTTGTGTTATTTCTGCTTGCTTTACGGTTAAATCTCTATGTGGGTACAAAACATGCGTTTTTTCAAGTAAATCTTCAAGCATCCCGTCAGCATCGATAAACTTGATATCATCTCCAGCAAGACTACTGTTTAACCCAGCTACAGTTGCCGCTCTGATTGCGCTTTCTGTTTCCACTATGTGTTTTTCAAAAGTGTCTTGCTGATTCTTACGCCATTCCAGATTTTCATAACGGGCAAGCACATTTAAATCAGCCTCCCGCCGCTTTGCCACCATGTTATTATACATGTCTTGCTGTGGTCTGCTGCTTAATTGCTTTGAAGTGTCAGCGGATTCTTTTACAACCCACTCTTTATATGAGTCCTGTATACCAGCAGCCGCCGCACGTTCGAGTTTTAAATATTCTCCCACTTGCACCCTCGAAGAATTAGAAAAGGTATTATACGCACTCACAGCCTTAACAGTGTCATATTCCCTGGTAAGTTGTTCCCCCCGAATCTGAAGGACCTTACCAACCTTTCGCCCTAATTGCCCAAGTCCGTTTTTTTGTCCAAAATCAGGCGTTCTTACGTTTGTTGGTAAAGATACAGATGGTTCATATGTTGGTAAGCGTGGCATTATTTTCCACCCCAGGGTGTTCTTATTTCCGGTTTAGTTTGAGTTATTGCGCTTGTCGTTCTTGGAGTTCTGCGCATCTGTTGAATCGTTAAATCCGTCATAGTACCGGCTGCTCTGCCAAAGTGCTGCGCTGCTTGACCATATCCGGCAATCTCTTTTTCATAGGCTTGCCCCTGGAGTCCTATTTTTTCCATGCTGCCGGCAATTCGTATCAGGTTTATGTCAATTTCATTTAATATTTCGCTTTCAATTTGTAATTCCATAGGTGTTCCGACATCCGGCATGATATTTGCCGCCGCGGTTCTGACCCTTTGAGAACCGATAATCTTCTTAAGTTCCCGCTTTTTCTTGGCAACCTCTAATTCGGTAACAGCATCTATGTAAGCTGCCTGATATTTGAGTATGTCGGCAGCGTATTTTGATGTCCTTAGAGCGGCATAAGCAGAATACCAATCAGCACCGGCAGAAAGGAAGCCTCCCCCCACGCTCATAGCGTTGCCCCAATTGAACGTATTATCGGCCAATTTCAACCTCCATAACCATAGAGTCTATCGTTAGGGGTAACGGATCATCCTGCCTGATAAAAATACTCGCATTTCGGGTCCAGCCCATATTGACACTTTTATTAGTTATATCACCGCTAAACAAAGAGGTTTGCGACAATAGTGCAAAAAGGCTTGTCGCATCTTTGCCGTATTTCCCACCTGCACTATCCCGCACTCTAAAATTCACGGTTGGAATCCGCTTTTTCATAAACATTGAACTACCTGTTTCCAAGGGGACATCAACATACATCGTCTGTAAATCAGAATCATAGGGCATGCCAATATGAACCATTCCGGCGGAAACATCCAGTGTTATTTCACCGCTTGCGTCAACCGTTGTAGACTCAATCAACCCGTCAGCCAATATGTCAACCGTTTCAAGCGCAAGGTGATCAAGACCACTTATAGACATCGTGTCAGCGCCGTCATAAGTTAACCCTGAATCGACCATAAATGCGTCTGAAAGAGTATCGAATTCAAAGTCTTTAAGTCGCTCAATAAAGGTTTTTGTCGCACTGTCAATTACCCTTTCAACAGCTATCCAAAGTTCATCCTCAGGATCCCCAGGAATTGTTGCAATGCTTATAATCTCCCCATTAGTTTCGATTTCAGACCAGCCTACAACTTCATGTTCTTTCATGTATGTAAGCGCAAACAGGGTCCCATCAGATCTTAAAACCCACACTATTTGGTAAGGCGTTTGCTGGTAGGCCATTTGTTCGATTGAATAGCCTTTAAAAATGTGATCTGCTAATATAGTAATATCGTTGCTATTATAACTATCAGTGTCATAATCATAGGTCATTTCGCGCAGCTTGGTTCCAGGTGCCTGCGCTAAAATAATTATGTTCCCAATATTGACAGGTTGGTGGTCTGTTGAGCCTATTTTTGTGTCGTTTTGAGCTTGCTTTGATGTAGGGGTTATAATAAGATCGTTCCCATCACCAGATAACCACCACTCCCCACTGTTTGAACCCGCCACCAACCGCCTTTGACTTTCCAGCCAATAAATCATATCCACACTACCGGAAAGGAGCGTAATCGTAAAGCCATCGTCATCATTTGTACCGGTAGTCAAGTCCTCATAATCGCTTGTTTTAGAAAACCAGAATCTTGGGGGGTAACCCGGACTGCCGGCTAAAACTAATCTATCCTGATGGAATATAATAGCTCTCGGCCAGCCGTTACCACTTCCCCACTCTGACGGTGTGGCGGTAAAGGATACCCTTGCCAGTGTCCAATCATCATGATCTGCACGTGTCAGTTTCGCAGGGGATTGATCTTTATGGACAATATACATTGTATCGTATGATTGCGCCCATTTTAAGGTGTCAAGTTCGGCTTCTAAGTATCCCGTGCTTGTATCTTCGTAAATAGTGCCATCGTTAAGATCAAGTGGACATGCTCTTGTTGGAGGTGTGAAGTTAGAAGTCCAGCGAGCTACGCCTTTCGATACTCTGAATTCTTCTATATGGCCATTAAAATAAGCAGCATCCCTATAATTACCAATATCAAGCTCTGCACCTAAATCGGTAAGTTCGCTTGAATCTGTACCACCTTGTCCATAAGCACTACCATTTACAATAAAGCAATATTCATCTGCATTTTCTTCCCATCCCCTTATTACAGCTATATGATACCAGGTATTATTAGAAAAAGACACGGGGCTACTTGATTGTACAACAACGGGAGAGGCTGCGGCATAAAATCTAAAAGTAATATGGGTGGGTGTTATGTATACTTCCCAATAATTATCACCATCAACATATTGTTGGACCACATTTCTTGAAACGGTTTCAATGTTGCTGGATCTAAACCAAAAATCTATCGTAAACGGATCATTACCAAAAGTCCAATCAGCATGATCAGGAATACTTAAATAATCGCCCGTACCGTCAAAAAATCCAGAACCGGAACCGAATCGTTTAAAGTCCACACCTATCTGAGCATTACCGTTCGCAGTTACAGTATGCCCCGTGTTGCCATCATCGGTAAATGTTGTTGAAGCATCCGCACCATCCATATGTAATAAAAGAGCAGTTGAAGCATCAGGGGTGATAATCTGCCCACCGTCTTTAAAATACCGCAAATAATCAACACCGCATTCAACGACATATGACTGTTCGTCAGAAAATTGGAAAGGAATTAATCGGACTTTTTGACCATCATTTTTAGCATCCGCAATATACTCAAACCCCGGCCGACGGGTTGCGCCGCCCTGTGGAATAGGTATAAAGTTCTTCATGGTTATACAGCCGTTGTTATACTTCTCTAAATCAACACGGCCGTATATGCTTGGTGAAAATTCCCCTGCGTTAAAGGATGTTTTTATAAAATTATATCTTGCTGCGAATGCAAAAACAGTCACGCAAAGGACTGTTAATACTGTGTATATAAATAGCCGTTTCTTCAACCCCAACCTCCCTCGTCAACATATCGGTTCTTTTGTCTTATCAACTTCCCAGGTGTTACACCTTTCGAGTCTGATTCAATAGCATCCAGGACGTCCGTTACGTACATTTTATAAATAGTTTCTACGTTTTTCGGCGAAAGGGAATGTGAAAGTTCGTAAGCTATCCGGCCAGCCAAAGCCCTCATAAATCCCACAGAAAGTTCAGTCACAAGAGAAACCTGAGCTATATAAATAAGTATCGGATCTTCGTAACTGCTCATTATTCTTTGGGAGTTTCCAGATCCGATCATTTCAAACTGAGCGTCCTTATCCTCAAGAGACACGACTTTTAGGAAATCAGCAGGAACGTTATAGACATACCCGCTCTGGTAATCCGTAAGGGGTTCTTTTCTTATAACTGTACCGCCTGAGGTATACGCCGTAAAATAGGTTGAATTCAAACCGTAGCACTCGAACGTGTTGTCTTCTTTGTTTGCAACCCGGACATAAAATCCGTTTATTTCGGTCATACCGGAAACACCATTGATATATCCCTGCCAACCGTCTTCAAGCCCATGAGCCGTAGCAGAAACCACACACGGATTTGCGTTTGTAATGCCTGTAATGTCCACTGCATCAAAGTCAGCCTCATCATATCCCAGGGCTTTATATAGTTGTAAATGCCGTTTCGCGAATTGCCAGTTGTAATCTCCAATTTCAGGCACAGCAAAAAGGCCCTGTAGCATTTCGTCTCTTAATTGAGAGTAAACATCATTACAAGCTATTTCTTCAGGTGTAGTAGGACTACCAACATTCTCAACCTTTTCAGCGCCTAACCTGTGCATTGCAAGATTACAAAGGTCTTCGATATTTTGTAAGCCTACTGCTATTACATCAGCCGTGCCTGCTCCTATCCATTCAGCCATGATTTATTCCTTATGTATTATCGCTTCTTGCCAACTCATACCAATTATTGTCTGCTTTACAAATTAGCGTTAAGGTGTCAGTTGCAGCCATCACAAAATTAACGCTACCGTTTAAAAATATGTTTGTACCATCTGTTATGGTAATAGCATGTTCTGAGATTATCCGAATGATTTTTCCTGTTACACCATCATCAAAATCGGTTATTGTTGTCGTGCCTCCAGTTAAAAACTTTTCCCCACCAGCAACAGTTGGAGTAGCCTCATTTGCAAGGGTTTTAAAACACGGCAAATAATTACCTGTTTTGTTGCCAGTTAATGCATTACCTGTCACAATTGTATTGATAATTGATGTATGTGCTTCAATGCCATATGTCTGATCGCCACCTGCGCCCAACGAATCAAAACATCTATTACCTGTGACAACACAATCGCTTGCACTATGAGTAGCATCATAATATCCTAAAGTAATTCCTGCTGCTCCAACATATGTGCCATTATTGTAACATATATTATTTGCTACTATAGTCTTCTTCCCAAAAATCGAAAGGCCAGAGGAGGCACAGCCATAAATAATATTACCTTGTATACTTGTCCTTGTTGCCCAACTTTCTATACCGCTGGGAGCTGTGCCATCATCATCTAAAGCTGGATTGCTTGAATAAATAATATTACCATGAAGTATATTGTTATACGAGCCCGCTTCGCCTTGAGTTGAAATGCCTGCCCCATAGCCCCAACCAGAAATATTATTATTATTTACAGTTAAGTTATATCCTTGAATTATTATTCCAGAATTAGTACAAATATTATTACTAATATGAGCATCGCTGAGTACTCCCCCGGAATTTGTTAATAATATTGCTTGATTGAGAGAAAGAGACATAAAATCTTTTGTAATTATATTATTTCTTATATTAAAATCAGTGCAAGCGTTTCCGCCTATACCTAGAGTAACAAACTTTTCTATTTCACATCTATAAATCTTGAAATTTGTGCCATATAAATTCCCTAATGCACCTATAGTGCCAGTTGTACCGACATTGTCATAGTCAATCGTTATATCATGGATTTGATAGTTTGTCTTTGAAGTAAATTTAACCAGATCAACAGTAAGCGCACCACGGGCTTTTATGGTTGTAACTCCGATACCATCACCAGCCCATTCAGTATTAGATACACCTGTTAAATTATCAACTAAATATATTCCAGCTACAAATCTTAATCTATGTCCTTCTGCTGCTATTATTGCTAATTGTACTGCTGCTGTATCATCTGTGGTTCCGTCACCTATAGCCCCCCACCATTGAGGATAAACTTTTTCAACAAAACCTTTACCAAAAGCAATGGAAATGCTCGAACCAAAAACTTGATATAATTCTGCTTTAAAAGGCCCGTTAATAGTAAGCGTTCCAGCCCCGTCAAGAATAGTCCCATTTTCAATTTCAAGAGAAATGTTACTTGGAATGGTTTCACTGGCTGTAAGAGTGTAGGCGGTTGTCGCACCTCCACTATTATGCCGTAAATATATTGTGGCTTTATCAGAACCGATAGCATCAATAAAAGCTTTAATTGTTTTGCCATTACCAACAACACCCTGATCTGTTTCGTTGTGGTCTGCTGAATATCTCCCAATACTGTAGCCATCCCCCTCGTCACCAGCATGAGGATGCATAGAAACATTACCTGCGCTGCCAGGCTTTACGGAACTATACCAGACTTCGGCCAAATTTGACGTGAGATCGTCATTTGAGGATACAAGATTCACTGTGGTATTAGGACTTGAATAGCTTGAACTTTCAACGGTTCCATACTTGTAGCCATCCGCACCACAGTTGGCCTTCACCCGCCTGCCAGCGATAAAATCAGCCGTTTTATCAAGCGCAACTGTGAATGTGTCTGCGTCCACGTGAGTAGCTGTGAATCCTATCATATATTTTCCTATGTGCAGGGTGGGAAGCTACATCAGTTCCCACCCGCACGTCTTAAGGAGGTCGTTTGTAACCCCCGGGGTTACCTAATTAATATATGCGAACTTCCCAAAATATTCAATTGCAGCTTTATTATAAGCCATAGCTGCTTCCTTAATATCTTCAAACCGCCCAAGATGAATATTTTTATAATTTACCATTATTGTGCTGCTCCATTTTTTTGTTCGCTTATCCCAACAAACTCCCTTAAATCCAGATTTGTTTCGTTTCGTTTTCCCGACATTCCTACAATTTTCTAAATGTGTACAAATCCTAAAATTAGACTTGCAATTATTTAATGGATTTCTGTCTCTATGGTCTATAAGTTGGTTTGTGCCGGCCATAAAATTCATAATAATGTTTTGAATAGCAGCCATGTTGTTGCCATTACTTGATGTCCGAACGTACCCATCAGTTGCTAAACACCATTTGTAATTATTTACTTTTTCAACATCTTCGGTATCAATTATCGCCCTTGCTTTTTCTTTGCAATGTTTGTCATATAGAACAATATTAGCGATATTCCCCATAGTTATGATTTTGTTTGGGTCGTAACGTGTTCTTTTTTTCATACTTACCTCCGTTTAGGTTTACCGGATGAGGTTGTTGAAACGGCAACAACCCTTGACCCCATGCATAGGGCATCCGGTTTGTTGCCTATGAGTTATGAATTAATACCGATGCACCAGCGCCGGTTAACGTTAAATACAAACCAGTATCACACCGCACACCACGTGGAGGATTGACGTTACCGCCGCCATAGTTGTTTGCATCAACGACAGTAGTTTCATCAACAACCTCACCGCTTGCAGCCGTATTGTTATGAATCACAGCTTTTGCGTCAGCTCCATCTGCAATAACCTTGACATATAACAATGTTGTTGGCCCACCGGAGACTAACCCGGTTGCTGTATATTCCTTCATGCTTATTTCTCCTTCTTAGGATTCGTCTGAGCATCCTTCGACTCAGCCGTTTCCCGCTTATTCAGCTCACCCCACACTTTCCTGCGCTTCCAGCTTGCAGGAACCGTCATAAAAGCTTTGAGCGCCGTCCTTAAATCGTCAGTGCTTCTTTTGTCATCTCCGGCAGTTATTGCCCTTCTGTCATCTTGCCCAGACTTGATGATCTTTTTTGCTTCAGTGGCAAGTTTGAAATGAGTGCATCCGTTAGCGTCTGGTATCCAACCCTCAGGCAGCTTCTCTCCTACGGTAAAATATTTATGCCGGTAAACTCCGTCTGAATAGTAACAAGCCCTTATCGCTACACATTCTCCTTCTTTTGCTACTGTCATGTTATGCCTCCTTAAGTCTAAGGGGGCGTTTCAGCCCCCGGCTAGCGTTAATCAATCAATTCCTGTTTCAGTCCTAACCAGCAATTAATATTGCCAGCACCGATCGTGCCCGATACAGTAATAAGACCGCCTAAGTGTTTTAGGCGTTCAGTGCCAGCAGGCAAGATCACGGAATGTTTTGTTCCCGCAACAGACCCAGCAGCAAGGTTAATTGTCGCTTTTGTTGTGGCACCAGATGATAATGTCGCATCGGCTGTTTTTGTTGCAAGGGTAATTACAGCCGTTCCAGTATTGGTCATCGCAGTCGTTACGGTTACGTTAAACGACATACCTCCAATTTGATTGTTCTTTGCAGTTCCCCAAACATCTTTGGAGGCTTTGGAATTTTCATGGACAACAGTGCTCACCGCAGTTGAGGTGATAACCTGCTTGTCGCTAAATTCTAAAGTTTTATCTAAACCCATTATACTATCTCCTTATATGTTAAAAGTTGAGGTTTCTCTGATTATGTCAGAGCCGTTTCGGTGATTGTCAGAGCGTCAACCTGGCGAATCGGTACACCCTTGAAATGCAGTACCGGACCTGGGGCTAAACCGTCTTCTTTATAGAAATTCACGTTCGTCTTGTCCTTGAACAGGATTTCCATTTGAGTCATAACGGTTTCGTTAACGTAGATTCTCCGACCAGGCCCTTTGGTCATCCTGTTCATAAGGGTGATCAGGTTATCCTCATCAAAGATGTTGGTCGTTCCGGCTGATTCAATGTTAGCCAACCTGCCAATACTCTTATGGTTTTTTACAACCATACCGGCTTTCCACTTGAAAATATCACAGTAGGCCAGGAACTCCTTACTGTTGGAGTCCTTTGTAAGAACCTTACCCATATCGACATGTTCCAAGCCTACCTTGGAATTCCGGGGATACATCATGTAAACGCTGTTAATCCCCCAATCCACAACGAATATAGAACACAGATCGCTACCTGTCCCACCCTCATTAATTACATTTGCCGCGGCGGCTATATCGTCCAGCCTGGGAGCCAGTCCGGTGAACTTTTCAGGATCGGCGGAAGCGTCGCCATAAATCATAGCCGTTGCCATGTCTTGTGACAGTCCTTCAACAAAGGACATAGCCTCGTCCATCCGGGCCTGCTGAGGGTCTTTAAAAGATTTGATCAGATCCACATCATTATTGGAGTGTGCTTCGAGGATGCCAATCACATCAACCAGTTCAACAGTCTCGCTCGATGCGTTGTCAACACCCTCGTTGAACTTTCTCCACGTACCGCTCGGAAGGTTTGAACGCCGGGTCGTTTTGTTAGAATAATTGTCATTTGCCTCTCTCCAGACAGCATCCGCGACTATGTCGTTTTGCTTATTTAAAACCTCTGCAATTGTCGAAAGGTTTCCGTCCGGATCGTGACGTTTGACGACCTCAACCAAACTCATTCTTACTTCATTAACGTCCATTGCCATTTTTTGTATCTCCTATGGCCTTCAGTCCATATCCTTAAACACCAAGCGTGGTGAACCATCAGGCCCTCTTGGTCTCGTTTTACCTCCGGTGTCGCCTATTTTAAGCACGTCCTCAGAGATTTTTTCTTTAATGGAAAGCATGGCTTTTACGAATTCAGGGTCGGACTTTAAATCTAACCTGTCGGTTAAGTCTCCCAGCCCTAAAGCCTTGCTTACCGCCTCTATCTTCTTTTCGATTTCGGATTCCTCAAAGCCTGTATCCTGTTTAATCTGCTTCCACGCCTCTACTCGTTTCGCCTCGTAAGACTCCATGACATTGCCAATGCGCTGAATATCATACTCATTAAGCGCCTTGAACTGCCCTTGCGTAAGTCCCTCTTTTAAAGCAAAATCTTTGAAGAGCTTGTGGTCAGCTTCGTTAAACGGTACATTCTCCGGGAACTCGAAACTATATTCATCAGGCTTACCCGGGATAACCGGCACTTGGCCTTGAATATCTATGTAAGACGTTGCTAGTTTCCCAACGTCCATATCTTTGAACATTTCGTTTTCTCTCAAGTCTTCAGGCAGTTGGCTTGCAAAGTCTGTAGGCTCCGACATCTTTTCTACAAATTTTGATGCAAGTGCGCCTGTGTCCTCAATGCCTGTTAAATGCTCGCTTTCCCTTAAATCCTCTGGTATTGCGTCTGTAAATTTACTCATCGTCAACCTCCTTAAGTTGAGTTTCTAACTGTTTAAATTGCGCCTGCCTGTCGGCTTGTACCTCTCTGTGTCTTATATCAATTAACTTCTTCGCTACTTCCGGGGCAGCCTTTGAAACATCCGCCCAAACCTGACTTGATACGTAATACCGCCCACAGTCAAAATCACCTTTGATTATTCCTCCGAAATTGCCAAGATTAAGAATATATTCAAAAACCTTCATTCCGTTCGGAGTGCTAAACACTACCTGTAAAGCTCGGTGAAACTCAGCCTCGTCAGATAGTTGCTGTCGCTGTTTTTCTATGCCTTCTCTGTTCATATTGCGGCATCCTTTAGGTCAGCCAAAGCGGTTCCCGATTCAGTACTTGCTTGGCCCAAATCCTTCACGTTTTGAACGGCAGCTTGTTGCTCCATCATTTGTTGCTCTTTCGCCTGTTGCTCTTGGGCTTGGGCTTTCGCTTCCTCAACGTCTTCGTTATCGTTCATCACCTTTGCCGGTAGCCCGACCATATCCCCAAACTGATCCAGGTATTCATTCCAATCAGTTTTGTAGACAGTGAAGGGATCGAGCTGGGCAACCCGTTCCGCAATCCCTAAATATGCGTGCATTGATTGACTCATAACTAATTTTTGGGCTTGAGCCAGGAGGCTGATATACTCTATTTTGTATTCAGCCTCACTTAGCTCTGGCGGAGGTGGTGGTATAGCCCCCACAGCAAGGGCCTTGGATAGTGTCCGGTTGACGATAATGTCTAAAAGCTCATGGAGTTGCCTTTCAATTGCCGGGCCTATCATGAGCAACTTTTCTTCGTGTCGCTCTAATATTTCTGTTGCTGTCTTCTGGCCTGTACGGTCGTTAATTATCATTAAAAACAAGTCGTTATAGAACAACTGTCTCATCTTTTCGTCATACCGATCAATTTTCTGGTCGAGCGCTGACAGGCTGTTGAGATCAACCTTTATAAGAGGGAACAGCCCTTTTTCTTCGTTAGGCCCGATAGGGTTTTTAGCACCAGGGGTAAGATCAAGCATCCGGTCTTTTAATGATGGAGGAACACCCATGGGCGGCTCGCTCGCAAGGTCTACCAGCTTTATAGAAGTTTTCTCCATCTTTTGAGCAGCTTTAGACAATCCTAATCCTATTAAACCAGGCCCCCAACCCCAAGCCTCATTTGTGAGTGCTGTCCACCTGGGAGTCGCTAAAGGCATTTCTTTATAACCTCTGAAACTTAGCTGCTTATTATCCTCACCCTTCTCAAAATATACAGACCGGATAGGCATGTTTGTATAATCAATCTTATTAATATCTCTATCCGGATTTTGCTCTATTACGTGGATGATATTCACCCACTCAAATTCATTTGTGTCGTGCAGCTTGAGCAGCTTAGAAGTACAGTTTTCAGCGCCGAACATCTCAACGACCTGAAATGCAGCCATCTTTATCTCTCTGGTCATTGTGTGGCATGTACCGTCAGGGTTTACAGCCACTCGAAAATCGCCTATCGTGAATTGATGAAACTGCACTATGTTCTTGGGGTGGTCATCAATAAGCACGCATCCGATGCCAAACGCTCCCAACTCCTCATAAACACCATGTATCATATTGTATAAATTGGACTTTTTGAATATAGAGAACAGTCTTTTTTCAGCATCATCCATCCAGTTCCTGAACGGTCCATAACTGTTCATGTCGGTGTCTTCCAAACCTAACTGTATCCAAGGACGCGCGGGAGAGGATAACCCACCATGCAAGCCTGCTCCTAAAACTGTAAGCGCCTGCGCGGGTGTGGGGTCTATCAATTTGTAGCCTTTTTTGATGTCTCGGTATGGGTGATAACCCTGATCAACGAACCTACCCCTACCAACGGCAATAAACTGTGATATTTCTTGATGCATAGCCTTATGCTCGGAATATTGCTTATCAAGAAACTTGTGTTTCCGGGCAAGCTTCGCATTAAGCTTTGTTGGTTGACCGTCTGTTATCGCTATTACATTTGTGCTTGTTGGCATACTGTTCCTTAAAATAAAAACGGGCTGTAAATGAAGGTAATGGCTCCATTACAGCCCGTCTTTGCGCAATAAAAAAAGGGATTAAGCGAGTGCACTCAATCCCTATTGTTTACTGCTGGTTTTCCTCCTGGCCGGGAGGAAGCTAATTTTTAATATTTAAGCTCCTAAAAGCCTCTTTCGCTGAACCGCAGCGCCGCCCAATGCACCAGAGAAACCGCCCTCCGGTGTTGATGTATATCTGCGCCCCATGTAGCCCCTTCGTCTTGTTAGCCATGTTTC